CAGGCCATACAAGACTGAAAGCAAGTAAGAAGATCGGATTGTCAAGTGTTCCTGTTAGATTCTTAAATTTGAGCCAAACAGAAGCAGAATTGTTTGCTATAGCAGATAACAAACTTGGAGAAATATCTGATTGGGATGAATCTATGCTTAAAGATATTCTCTCAGTACTTCCTGAAAATGATCTTGATGATATTGGTTTTTCAAATGAAGAACTAGAACTTCTTCTTCAAGATGTTGAAGATACAGAAATATCTCCTGAATCTGATAACGCTGTTTATTCTGACGACTATGAAGATGCAGATAATATAGACCTTGAACGGGTGAAAATAGCAGAAGAAGGAGGAATCTATGCTGTAGGGGATCAATATGTTCTATGTGGTGATTGTGTTGAAATTTTGAGGTCTTTTCCTGATAACTCGATAGATAGTATTGTTTGCGATCCTCCTTATGGGATCGGGTTTATGGGTAAGGATTGGGATCATTCTGTACCTACTGAAGAATGGGCAAGGGAATGTTATAGGGTATTGAAGCATGGGGGTCATATTGTTGCTTTTGGTGCTACAAGAGCAATTCATAGAATGGTTTGTGCTTTGGAAGATGAAGGGTTTGAGATTAGAGATATGATCAACTGGTTGTACTTTTCAGGTTTTCCAAAAAGCATGGATATATCAAAGCAGATAGATAAGATGAAAGGAAGCGAAAGAGAAATTATCAGTGATGTTTTGAAAAGTGGAAAAAAAAGAAATAGCATGGCAGGTGATTTTGTAGGAGAATATTATATAACAAAACCAGCTACAGAAGAAGCACAATATTGGGAAGGTTGGGGAACTGCCTTGAAACCTGCTCAAGAGCCTGCTATCCTTTGCAGAAAGCCGATAGAGAATGGTTTGAATGTATCAGAGAATGTTTTGAAGTGGGGAACAGGTGCGATCAATATAGATGCTTGTAGATTTGGATTTGGTGATCCTTGTTGGGTAGGGCCTCAAACTGAAAATCTTGGAGGAGGAGGATACAACACAAATGAAACAAGTACTAAGAAAAAAGATGATGCTACTTCTTATTATACTCCTGTGATGAATAAAGAATTTGTCAATCCTGTTGGTGGTCGATGGCCTGCAAATATATATCAATGTGCAAAACCTTCAAGATCAGAACGTGAAACAGGACTTGATGATTTACAGAGTAAAAAAGGACATGAAGTGGTTCATAGAAAAGAAGGAACAGCAGGTCTTGAGAATCCAAGAGCAGGAGCAGGAAGAACAGCAAGCGAAGTAAAAAACTTTCATCCTACTGTCAAGCCTACAAAACTCATGGCATGGTTATGTCGTCTTCTAACTCCAAAAGGAGGAATCGTATTAGATACATTTCTTGGATCAGGAACAACAGGAGTATCTGCTTCTATGGAAGGGTTCAAATTTATAGGTACAGAAAAGAATCCTGAGTATTGTGATATTGCGCTACAGAGAATCAAACATGCAACAGGTCATGATATAATGAAGGTGGAAGCAGTTATCTTTGAGGTGAAAAATGGGTAATATAGGACGTCCTTCAAAATTGAATGAAATAATGATCGCTACTCTAGAGAAAGCCTATTCTGTAGGGATGACTACAAAACTATCTTGTGAATATGCAGGAGTATCAACTTCAACCTTTTTCACGTGGATGCAAAGAGGCAAATATGAAGAAGGAACAATCTATGCAGAACTCTATCAAAGAGTGAAAAAAGCAGAATCTTCACATGCTCTTGCAAATCTAGCCTTGATTCAAAAAGTAGCTAAAGAAGGAACATGGCAGGCTTCAGCATGGCTCCTCGAAAGAAAGCATGGTTATCAAAAACAACAAGATCCCCTTGTAGAAGTGAATATTGATTCTCGTCAAATATCTGTCAATCAGTTACTTCAGGAGATACAGACAAGTGATCAAGAGTTACAAGAGTTGATATCTAGACCTGAGATAGATCTAGAGGAGGAATAGATGAATATATCAGTAAAAAATCAATACTTTGCAAAATGGTTGAATCGAAAGATTGGAGCAAAAGACAAATTCATTCTTAGATTCAATTGGCGATCTAGAGAATTAAATAGATGGTGCAGAGGTTTGAACTTTCCAAAAGCACCTATTTTATCTCAGTTGCTCTTTGATCTACATCTATATACAGGTCAGGAATATACATCTCTCTTATCAGAGTGTCACGAGCAACTTATGAAGGACTACAAAGAATATAAATATGGAAAGAAGGAAGATAGAACAACTACTTGATAAAAAAAACAAGTTGATACAATACATCAAACAATATCCTCTTTCTGTTGCTCTTCTTTGGGTTCCTCATTGTCACAATTGGAAAGGGATCAAAGGTGAAAGAAAAAAGGGTTGTGGTCAACCTATGAGAAGAATCAAAGGTGATCTGTTCAAATGTGATGATTGTGATATCACAGAACATAGAACATCTCAACAACATAGCCTTCTCAATCTAGGATCTGAAAGTACTCTTATATCAGGAGGAAACAGAGCAGGGAAAACGGAGGTAGGAGCATGTCTATCTGTTGCTTTTGCTTCAGGAAGAAAAGAACAATATGTTAGAGATTGGCTAGAGTTAAACAATCTTCCTTTTGATCTAGTTCCTGAGAATCCTTCTACTGTTTGGTGTGCTTCTCTATCTTATAAAGATGGCCTTGAATATCTCAGACCTAAACTAGATAAATATCTCCCTTCAGGAACAAAAAAAATAAGATGGACATCTCAAGATCGTGCTGTTGCTATTCTTCCAAATGGAGGCAGGATCGTTTCTATGAGTTGTGATAGTGGTAGGGAAGGCTTTCAAGGTGGTTCTGTTTCAATGGTTTGGATAGATGAAGAACCAAATGACGAGGGGATTTTTCATGAATGTTTATTGCGTACAGTAGATCTGAAAGGAAAAGTTATAATTACAGCTACTCCTCTCAAAGGTTTATCGTGGATGTTTGAAAGATTTGTAGAGAATCCTTCAAAGGGTTTTGAGGTTGTGAAAATATCAGGTCTAGACAATCCCTATGTATCTTCCTTCAAAATGAGAAGAACCGTTTCACATCTTTCAGAAGCATCTCAAAGATCTAGATTGTTTGGTGAGTTCTCTTCTCAATCAGGTCTAGTTTATCCTGAATTCCAAAAATCAACTCATCTTATAGATATAGAAGAAATTCCGAACCATTGGAGAAGATACGTTTCTATTGACTTTGGATCAAGTCATCCTTTTTGCGCTCTATGGGTTGCAGAGGCTCCTGCTGGTTATTACTCTTCTGATACTACTCTGATTGTATATAGGGAGTTGTATTGGACAAATAAAACAACGATAGAATCAGGAAGAGAGATCAATAGAATCAACAAGTTACACGATGAAAATATTCTTTGGTATGTTGCAGATCCTGAATCAAAAGATGGTCGTCTTACACTTGGAAGAGAATGTAATATAAGAACATTACCTGCTCCAAAACATCTTGGAGTAAATGAAGGGATCAATATGGTGAGAGAATATCTTCAAGTAGATCAGGAAGGAAAGAGTAGACTTTTATTTACGAAAGATGTAAAGAATACTTTGAGAGAATTCAGGCTGTACAAGTGGGATAACAAGAGCAAAAAAGATGTAGTGAAAAAAACAGATGATCATGCTATGGACAGTTTGAGGTATATGATCATGCAATTTATGAGATATAATGCACATCAATAGGAGTTTGTTATGAGTGATAATTATTTTGTTAGGTTATATAATGCTATATTGGGCAAAAGTTACGCAAAGCAAATAGAGAAGCCAAAAGAAGAAAACAGAGGTGCTTCTTGGAATAGTGCAGGAGGTGTTCAAAATACATTCTCTGCTCAAGTCTCTATGGATGCTTATGGAATTCATGGCTATACTCATGCAGGTGTCAAAAGACTATCTCAAGATCTTTCTGCTCTTCCTCTTCGATTGATCAAAGGATATGGAGATAAAGCGGTTGAAATTATGGATCATCCTGTTCTCGATCTTTTGAGAATGCCAACAACAGATATAGATGAATTTTTATTCAGAGAACAGATAACAATAGATCTTGTTTTATCAGGAAATTGTTATATTCTTCTTCTAGGTTCTTCAGATAGACCTGTTTCAATGGTTCGCTTGCATCCTGAAGAGGTTAGAATCGTTACAGATCCACAAAAAGGTCTTGTAGGTTATGAACATAATTCAAGCGGTTCTGTAGTTCTCTATCCTCCTGAGAGAATCATACATGGGAAGAATGCAAGTTATCAAAAAGGTCCTCAAGCATTATATGGAACAGGAGCGATTCAACCGCTTGCAAGAGAATTAGATGCTGATTTGAACTCTCAAAAGCTTGTATCAGAAGCAACTCAAAAAGGAAGACCTGATGTTCTTCTCTCACCAAAAGAAGATGGTGATATATGGAATAAAGAAGTGAGAAGACAGATTCTAGATCAATATTCAGGAATGCAAAAATCAGGTGGGGCTATGGTTCTGTCAGGTCAAGTTAATGTTGATCTTCTTCAACTATCTCCTCGTGAAATGGAATTTCAAGCATCTAGGACTTTTGCAAGAGAATCGATCTCTGCTGTTCTAGGTGTTCCTCCTTCTATTCTAGGTCTACCTACAGCAAATTATGCTTTGGGAAGACAGCAGGCTGTTGAATATTGGAGTAACCAAATAAAAAGAGGAAAAAGGATCGCTTTGTTATTTACAAGAATAGCTAGATTGTGGGAAGATGATCTACACTTTGAACATGACTATTCAGAAGTTGAAGCCTTGCAATCTGTTAGAGATGCAAAATTGTTGAGAGTTGAAAAACATATCTTTTTCGGAATTGCTCCTGAAGTAGCTTATGCAACAGAAGGTCTTGAGTTTCCTAGAAAACAAGAGCCTAAAGACGTAGGACAGGAAGAAGATGAGAATGTTAGATATTTGATTGACGTAATAGGTCAAAAAGATTTTCCTGAAGAGGTCAAAAAAGGATTTGATTCTGAATATCTTGAATCTATCGAAGTTGTAAATATTCCTAGCAATCCACAAGTACAGGAAGAAGAAGAGATCCTGAAGAGCATATTAGGAACTCCTGCAAACTGGAGAGACTTCAAAGATGCACATCTGTTTTTCAATGCAAATCAGGATCAGATGAAAGAAGGGTATTATATCAGAATAGGAAGAAGATTAGATACAGAAGACATTCTTAATTCTGCTCCTGAAAAAGGTGATATTGTTATCTTCAAAGACCTTCTAGATCTTGCAGTCGATCATCTAAACGGTAGATTTGGAAGACCTCCAATAACAGAAGACGAAAGAAGATCGGCCTATCAAGTAATATCAAAATACTTTGAAGAACTTACACTTGAACCTCCTGTTCTTCTAGATTCATATCTAAATTTTGATAGTAAAAAAAAAGATTCTGAAGAACTCACAAACTTTCCAACAAGAGGAGATAACAAAAAAGTCAGTCTCAGAAACTCACAATGGAAAACTTTTGACCTTGATTATGCTGAAAAACTTAAGATAAACTATCCTTCTATATGGAGAGCAGGAGGAAACATAAGAGGAAACGATCAATATAGAAAACTCAGACCTATAGCAAAAAGGGGAGGAGTTCCTGAAGGCCTATCTGAAGAACGTGCTATCAGATTGAGAGAAGCATGGGTTGCTCGTCATCTCAAAGATGGATCTCAGTTTTCAGATGCTGATCATCCTGTCAATCTATCAACCATTGCAGGAATTGTAGCTCAAATTAAATGGTTAGCTATAGGATCAATTGGTGAATCCAAAATGAAGAAGGTGATCAATGAAATGAAAAAAAAGATTGATGCCTCAAAAAAAGAAGAACGTAAAAAAAAACAATACTGGGATCAATGGGTGAAAAACTCACAAGGAAAAGCAGAGAAGGATCTGTTGAAGAGATTCAAAAGTTATCTAACAGATGCAAAAAATAGATATGCAAAAAGAATAGAAGATATTGATAAAGAACAGAAGGCTTTGATTGTCGATAGAGAAACATTCCTTGCTATCCAAGAAGAAAGGCAAGAACTAGATCGGGCTGTTGGCGATGAATGGTTAAGATGGTGGATGTTGACAGGAAATCAACAACTTAGCGATCTATATAGAAGAGCAGGAAAAGAAAAGCCTCTTGATCTTGTCTTTGGCAATCGTGATTATGCTAGGCAGTTATGGAATTCATCTCTAGAAGAAATAACAAACAGCACAGGAAGAGCGATAATGCAAACTGTTGAGAGAGGTTTGAATCAAGGTCTATCAACAAGAGAGATAGCAAACAATCTTCTAACATCTGATCAAAGTGGTATCTTTTCCTTATCTCGTGCAAATACGATCGCAAGAACAGAAAGTACTAGAGTTGTAAATGAAGCAACTACAGAATCTTATAGACAATTACAAGCAAATGGAATTCAAGTAAAAAAACAATGGTTATCTTCTAGAGATGCAAAGGTCAGAGATTCACATGTTGCTCTTGATGGTCAGATTGTAGGAGCAAATGAAGAATTTCAACTTCCTTCTCAATACGGAGGATATTCTGCTTCTTCTCCTGCCTCTTTTCCTGTTGTAGGTGAGAATGTAAACTGTAGATGTACAATCATTCCTGTTCTAGAATAAAAAAAAGATCGAACCTTTTACAGATCCGATCTTATATGTAAAGAAATCAGAAGAATCTTCTCTTATCTCTCTCCTAGTTCTTCAAGTGCTGTATATCCACAACCTGTATACAATCGTAATGCTCTTGCTATTGCTCTTGTTTCTGCCATTCTTATCAAATGAGGAGCTATCATTCTTCCCACATTTCTAGGAGAAGCATCACCAAAAGCATTATAAGTTCCTTTTGATCCTGATACCGTTGCTTTGAAAATACATAGACCAGTTGCAACTGTTATATAGGTTTTGCCATCTTTCTCTTCAGAGGTTGTATCTTTATCTAGAGAGATCATTTCTGTAGCTATAGATTGAAGACCTTGATCATGTGCTATTGCTAGAAGTCCTTTGAAGGTTATGAATTCCTGACCTTGTAATTTTATTATGTATTGTTGATATGGGTTTTTCATTGTTTTCTCCTTTGGTGAATGGGAGGTTTTACCCTCCCTTTGTTAGTTGGTTGTTAGATTATGCTCTTTCTTCTACTTGCTCAATGTTGAATACAAAGAATCTTTTAGGAACGCTCTTCTTTTTTTCAGGATCATTTTTATCTGTAACTGTTACAACTTTGATCAACTCAGTTCCTTTTGATCCTTTTTTTACTTTGAATCCTGCATCTGACCATTGCTTAAAGGTTGCAAATCTTCTATCTTCAAAAGGTGTATCTAAGAGTCTGAAGATATTGCCTTCTGTATATTCTCTTCCTGTTATTGCATTTGTAGGTATTACTATTTGAGGTTGTGCATTCATTGTGTTTTCCTTTTGTTAGTTGTTAGTTTGTTAGTAATTATATTATAACTGATGTTACATATTATGCAACAAAAAAAACAATAAATTGTATTATTTTTTTCAAATTGTTGTTATCGCTGATCGCCTTTGGTATATTTCAAGGGAGGATTCTATGAAAAAGTATACGTACATTATGAAAAGAACAGAACCTGCAACATCAAAGCAGGATACCGTTTCTTTTGTAGCTTCTACTTCTTCTCCTGATCGCTATGGTGATATTATCGATCAAAAGGGATGGATATTAGAGAACTATAAAAAGAATCCTGTTGTTTTGCTCAATCACGATTCAAATCAATTACCGATAGGAAAAGGCAATGTTCACGTCAGAGATGGTCAACTTGTTATTGACGTACAATTCGATCAAGAGGATGAAAGAGCGAAAGAAGTTGAAAGAAAAGCGAAAAAAGGATTCATGAATGCTGTTTCTGTTGGTTTTCGACCTTTGGAAAGCAAATCAAGATCAGAACTTCCTGAAGATAATAAATACTATGGGAAGAGAGGCATGTACTATAGCAAATCTGAATTGCTAGAAGTATCTATTGTTACAATTCCTGCAAATGGAGAAGCAACTATGTTAGAGCAAAAGTTTTATAACGCTATCAAAGAAGAACTTGTTGAAGAAGTCAAATCTATCATCAAAGAAAATATGTTTGTTGGAAAACATATCTTATCTGTATCTGAAGAAGATGATCGCTACATTGTTGAATTTGCAAAGATGCCTTTAGAAGAATCTGCACTTGAAGAAGAAGAGATTGAAGAAGAAGGAATGCATGAAGAAGAAGAAGAAAAAGCAATGGATGAAAAAGAGGAAGAAAAAGAGATGGATGAGGAAGAGGAAAAAGCAGAAGACTCTGATGAATCCACAGAAGAAAAGAATTTCGATACTTTAATAGAGGCTTTTGCCTATATCTTAACGTCAAAATAGGAGTAACCTATGAACACCAAAATAGAAGAAGCAAAACGCCTTATAGCAGGCATTGTTTCACATCAAAAAAACACTGATGATCGTTTGCGTAACTTTGAAGATCAAGTAAAAGATCTGAAGAAAGCACAAAAGTTACTTGCAGAAGGTCAAAACACTATTGTTAAGCCTGAAGTAGGTACAAATGATCATGCTTTGAAACAATACATCAAAGAAGATTCTTCTGTACAATGGAATACAGAAAACGTATCTAAGAATATTACAGGTCAAGGACGTGTAAACATTCAGGAAAAAGGTTTGTTAGATGCGGATGTTTATGCAAATCAATGGCATGCTGATCTTTGTGAAATGGTACAACAAAGAAGTCTTGCTCGTATGATGATGAAAGATCCTCATACTCCAAAAGCAGATATTAAATTGTACAATCATCTTCAAAAGGCTCCTGCTTTTATGAAAGACGCAGTAAACAAAGCCTTCACAGATAACGCAGGAGTAGGTGCTGAATGGATTCCTGATCAATTCTCTACAGACTTGTATCAAACATTTCAAATTCCTAGAGGCCTTCGTGCTTTGTTGCCTTCTGTACAAATGGAACGTGAAACTCTTCTTATTCCAAAGTTGAATAGAGGCGGTCGTCCTTATATCAAAGGACAAATTACAGATGATCTTGCAAAGTATCAAGCAAGTACAATAGAAACCGCTCAAAAAACTGTTAGAGCAAAAGGTTTAGCTACTCTTATGAATATTGATGATGCTTCAGGAGAAGATTCTGCTTTTGCGATCATTCCTGCTATGTCTCGTCAAATCGCTCAAGACCTTGAAGATGCTTTTGAAGATTGTATGATCAACGGTGATTCTGCTGTAACTCATCAAGATGATATTGCAAACTGGAATATTAGAGAAAGATGGGGAGCTTCAGGACTTGGATCTTCTGCTGATCACAGACGTTTATTCAGAGGTATGAGAGCATCTGCTATTGATAAATCATCTATCAAAGACTTTGCAGGATCTGCTATGACCTTTGCAGGGTTTATGGATGCTGTAGCGCAACTTGGAGAACTTGCTGTTGGAAATAAAGTTTGTGTTGTATCTCCTGAGGCTCTTGTTGCAAACTTCCTTCAATTGGATCAAGTTGTAACTCTTGAAAAGTTTGGAGCACAAGCAACGATTCTCACAGGTCAACTAGCTTCTCTTGCAGGTATTCCTATTGTTATGTCTCGCTTTATTGGTGCAGATATGAATGGAAACGGATTGTATGATAATGTTACAAAAGACAAAACAGGATTTTTGGTATTTAATACAGATTCTTGGTATCAATACCTACGTAGACAAATAACTGTTGAATCTGATAAAGATATTACTTCAGGTGCTATTCAAATCGTATCTACAATGCGTGCTGTTATGGATTCTCCTGATGCTGAAGCAGTGAAAAATGTTGTTTATGGTTATGACTTGCCTATCTAATTTTTAAGGAGTTAAAAATGTTTATACTTACAGAAAAAATTGAAGCGATCACAAATGCAGATAAAACTCTTGCTCTTGTTGCTCCTGTTGATTGTCGTGTTGAATCCGCTTATATTATCGCAGATGTTGCTGTTGCTTCAGGTGCTACTCCTAAGCTTGTCTGTGAAATCTACGCAGATGATGATGCTACAGTATTACTTTCAGCAGATTCAGAGGCAGATGGTTTCTCTCAAAATGCTCCTGTTCCTATGGATCTTCAAAATGGAGTTTCAAAGCGATATGAAGCAGGAGAAGCTATTCAAGTCAAAGCAGATGTAACTGGTACTTTATCAGCTACAAATGTTCGATTTGTTCTCAAATGTGTACCTGCTAGAGACATTTAAGGAAAAAAATGAATGAGTTTAGTATCTGTATCAACATTAAAAGAATATCTTCCTGAGATACAAGGATCTTCTATTGATGCAGATCTAACTTCGCTTATTGCTCGAGTAGAGGGCTTTATTGCTCGATACTTGGGCTTTCCTTTATCTGATAGTGCTACTTCTTACACCTTAGATCAATCAACATATACAATATATGCAGATGGTTCTATGTATGGCCTTGAGTATGTTCTTCAGTCACCTTTGAAGCCTATTGTATCAATAACATCTATTCATTCTGATGTTGATCGTGTTTATGGTTCTGATACTTTGTTAGATTCATCTCAATATGAGATAGATAAGGAATTGGGAAGAGTGATCTTAGATGATACCTCTCCTGATACTTTTGATCGTGGTTTTAGAGCAATTAAAATTGTAGGTTCTTTTGGTTTCAGTACTTCAAACCCTCCTTCTGATTTGGTTCATGCTATTTGTGTGTATTGTTCTCATTTACAGCGTGCAAAAAGCAATCAAGGGAATGTATCGGTTACTCAAAGGAATTCTACAGTTACTCTTTCTCCTAGAACAATGCCTGAAGAGGTCAAAGAAATATTGAGAGGATATAGAAATGTCTCAACTATCCTTTGATGATTTTCTCAAGCGTGTCAGAGAAGCGGATAATAGATTGTTAGATGAACTTGAAAGGATTCTAACAATTTCCGCTTTGAGTATGGAAAGAGAAGCAAAACTGAACGCTACTTCATATCCAAAAGTAAGAACTGGAAGATTGAGATCATCTATAACAGGTCTTATTGATGCACCTATGGGATCTCCTAGAGTTGTTTTAAGAGCAGGAGGATCTTCTTCAGGTCGTGATGTCAATTATGCGGACTTTGTTGAATTTGGTACTCGGTTTATTCGTCCTCGTCTTTTTCTTGGCAGGGCTGTATCTTCAGAAAGAGAGCGTTTGCCTGATAGGTTATCTTCTCTTCTTAATGTTAGTTTGGGATGATCTATAATGCCTGATATCGTACATGTAACAATATTGAATAGATTGAAGACTTTAATAGCTACAGATTTCTCTAGTGGTTTTTCAGGTCTTGATCTTTCTGATCGTGTTGTTATTGGTGCAGTTCTTCATTCTCCTCAAATCCCTTCTGCTAGTATCGTTTTTATTGATACCATAGAGCAACAAGGGAGAACTCTAGGAAGATATGTAGGAGAATCTGTATATCAGATTGTATGTTACGCAGGAGGAGAAATTCTAGAATCTAGAATTCAGAATGCCATGAATCTTGCAGGAGACATTCAAAAAGCAATAACTTCAGATCGTACTTTAGGCCTTTCAGGTCTTACAGAAGATGTAATTGTCAATTTTACATCTCTAGATGGTGAAGAGTATGGTATAAGTAACACAGGGATCTCATTGTTAGAGGTTAGAGTATCCCATCAATCTCAATTCGGTGTATAGATGACTTGGTATAGTTCAAATTGGAAAAGAAGAATGCCTATAGCGATAGATACAAGTCTTGTATCTTCAGGCTCTTTTATCTTTTCGATCAATCTATCATTAACATGGGATGACTTTTGGAACAATGTTAGATCAGACGGTTTTGATGCTGTTATTGTAGATCAAAACGGAAATCAACCAATTTCTTTTGAAAGAGTTACATGGAATTTCTCAAGCAAGCAAGCAACATTTAGAGCAAATTACGGAGCTATTAAATCTCCTAATGTTATTCATCAGGTTTGGCTATATTGGGATAACCCCGATCAATCTTCTGATCTTGCTACAACAGGATTAACTTCAACCGTTAACGGATATATCTATTTAGGTGCTCCCTTCAAAAATATTGTCAATCTAGCATCTCAATCAGGTCTTTCAACAGTACCAACAACGATCATACAAAAAGATCCTGATGAAAAAATAGATATTTGGTTTCCAATCTCTCAATTGCTTGCTCCTCGATCATTACCTTCAGGAGAGCATCTAGATTTTAAGCTAGTTGATTATTATGATTTTGAGGTTTTGGATTCTTCAGGAGTTGCACAGCCTTCAATGATCTCTCTAGGAGAGACAAGATCTATAAATGGTTGGGTCAAATGTCGTATCATTCAAGGAACAGTAAATACTGATTATGTTGTACGTTGCCTTGTACAAAATACAGATCTAGAATTGTTCGTTATGTCATGTTTATTACAAGTTAGAAAATTATTACCTACATAGGAGGATATTATGCCGTTAGAATTTGGACGTGGAGCATTTATAAAACTAGGAGAAGAATCAACTTATGGAACGATAGCTTCTTCAATGCCTGTAGATAACAGAATCATTTCTGCTTCTTTTCAAAAAACACAAGAGAAGGAACGCAAAACACATTTATCTCAATCAGGTGCAGGTGGTTTTCAGAATGGCCATTTTGATGCTTTTTTGAATGTTGGAGGTTCTATAGATCTTCCTCTTCTCTATGAAGGTACAGGAATGCTTATCAAGGCATCAATCGGATCTGCAACAACTACAGATCTATCTCCTGCTACTCCTCAGTATCAACATGATTATGAACCTTCCTCAAATGGAGAACTCCCTTCTTTGTCTATAGGTCTTCAAAGAGGTACTGGAGAATATGAGGTTTTTCTTGGTTGTAAAGTCGCTACAATGAGTATTTCAGGAACAGCAGGAGAAGAAGTAACAGCATCTTTTGAAATAATAGCTCAAAATGCAAACGCAAGATCAACAGCTACTTCTTCAACTTTTGGATCAGGTCGTCAAATCTTTCATTATGAATCAGGAGATTTGAATTACAACTCTGCTACATACAAAATGAAAAGTTTTGAATTGTCACTTGATAACAAACTAGAAAGAAGAAATGTTCTAGGAGATAAGAAGACCTTAGAACCAATTACAAATGATGTCAAAGATATTACATTGTCTGTGACTTTGGAAATGCAAGATAATGATCTTTATACTGATTATTTGAATGGTACACAGTCAGATGTAGAATTCACCTTCACAAATTCAGATGGTGATCTGTGTAATGTATTGATACGTAACTGTTATATTACAGACTATGATGATGCTGTTAATACCTTTGGAGCAATAGAAAGAACTATGACCTTTGTAGGAGAAGGAGATGCTTCAAATGAACCTATCAGAATCAGAATAACAAACAATCAATCAAGTGCTGTAGCAAACTAAATGGATCGAAAACTTCTAGAATACATACTGAACAAATGTCAGATAGATATAAATATTCTATCGAAGCAAACAGGAATAAAATATCAATATTTGTATCAGGTGTTTTATAGTGATCGAAAACTGAAAGATTATGAACTGGAAGTTTTGAATGCATATTTGAAGAAAAAAACAGAGTTATCATCATTCTATATAGATAAAAGGATCAACAAAATAAAAGGCAGGAATTATGGAAATATTAAAGGAGATCGCTGAAGCAAGTACATTTCAAGTATCTTGTTTTGGTGGAAAGTTACTCATAGAAGGAAGAATCTTAACCGCTCCCGAAATAGAGCAGATCGGATTGGGTTCTTCTTTGCTTGCACAGGAGGTCTTGATATCAAACAAACAAAAAGGCCTCAACACGATCGATCAAATCAGAGAAAAAGCGGATAAAGAAGGAATGGAAGGTCTTGAAGAATCAGAACTTATGAGACTTCTAGATTTTGCAAAATCGATCAGACCTGAAACAATGGCAAGGATATCAGAAGATCAGGATAAGATTCTCTGCAAGGTCATCAAAAGAGCATCTCAGGATCAAGGCGTGACGTGGGAAAATATCACATTATGTCATGCTATGGAACAAATGAACGCAGATCAAAATGTTTTATGGGTTGGAGTTTTCACTTCTGAAGATCGTAATAGCATCATAAATAAAGCGATGCAAGGCCAACAGGAGGCAGTTGAACGGCTTAAACGATTTCAAGGAAGATCCTAATTATGTTTTTGTTGTTGATCTTGTTGCTCGGACTTATTCAAAACTTCCTTCAGAGGTTCTTCAGTTGGACTTTGATGATCTGTATATATGTTTACATTGTCTTATACAAAGGTCAAAGCGGTTTAATGAGATTCTAAGGAAGCAAAGCAAGGGGAAAAATGCTATGCTCTTTCCAGTTATCAATATCTCAGATCTTACAGATATGATATAATAGGATGCAAAGAGGTTATCATGGCTCAAAAAAATGTTGTAGAGTACATCTTAGATATCAAAACAAAGGCTTCTGAAGAAGGTCTTGAAGATGTTGTTGATGCTTTGGAAAAAGTTGAAAAAGAACTGAAGAAAACACAAAAGGAAAGTGAAAAAACATCATCTTCATTTTCTCAAATGAAAGACATGGGCATGGCTGTTGGAAAAGTAACTGCTGTTATTAGTGCTGTTGCAGTTGCTATAGGTGTTGTTGGAAAAGTCTCTTTTGAAGCATCTAAGAAAGTTACAGACCTTGTAAATGAGTTGAATGATTTATCTGTTAGAAGTGGGGTATCTGCAAAGACGATTCAGGGATTAAGACAGGCCATGCTATCTTCAGGACAATCTGCTGAAGGTCTTACAGAAGTTCTTGGAGCAATATCAGGACAATTTGCACAACTATCAACAGAAGGATCAGCAGTTGAAAAGAAGTTCATGTCGTTTGGAATTGCTGTAAAAGATACAAATGGAGAACTCAGATCAAACAATGATATTCTTCTAGATTCGATCAAGTTGTTACAAGATATTTCAGATTCTTCAGAAAGATCAAGGACTGCTGTTACTCTCTTTGGAGAAGCAGGAGCAAAGTTGAATCAGGCTCTTGCTTCAGGAGACTTTGAAAAGTTTCTATCATTTACTGAAAAATTCGGTATAGATGCAGGGCCTGAAGCATCTAGAACAGCATCACAATTTCAACTAGTTCTATCAGGACTTGGAACCGTTTTAGATGGTACGCTACAGAAATTTGTAACTGCTACAGATGGGCAAAATAGATTTATTCAAGGCATGATCAAATTGGGAGGTGTTATAGCCTTCACAGGTTCTCTTGTTAATTCTTTATCTGATGAGATCGCATGGTTAACGGATAAACTTATTGATTTTCTGAATTTTGGATTGAGACAAACGATCGCTCTTATGGGTGGCCCTTTTACACTTGTAATAGGAACAGCAATTAATTCTTTGAATATTCTAGGCATTGAAATTGAATTTCTGAACAAAGCCATGTCAAGTTTGGCAGGATTTACTTTACAGACAATAGATCCTTCAAACAAACTTGGAAATGCGATAGACAAAGCAACAGAAGATATGAAAGAGTATGAAGATACAATTGGAAATATCAATGTATCATTAGATGCTTTTCAAATGGGATCTCAAGGTGCTTCTAATGAGTTGAATGATCTAGGGAAGGAAGCAGAGAAAACAACAGAGAAGATCAGAACTTTGAATGATGTAGTTAATGATCTTCTAGGAAGA